TATTGAGACCCTCTAGGGGATTGTGGGTAGCGTCTCGCGTCCCCGGTCGATAATACGAGCGACACCAAACAGTAGAGTTTGTCGATGGGTCTAACCACTGCCTAAGTGTGTGGTTGTATGTCCACCCCAATGGGCCTAGCCACTTTTCTAGCTCAGGCATCAGTACCGAGTTATACCGCGGGTTAGTATCAGTGACCAACAGGCTAGAGGTTCCCGGCCTCATCCGAGTAATGAAGAGGAGAGCGAAGACTAGCGCTGAGGTCTTGCCTGAGCCCCACCCACAACGAGCCGCGATTATCCTATCTTCTGAGAGGATGCTCTTGATGATGGCGCGTTGAAGTGGGTTTAATACTAGATCAGTCATCAGTCACAGTCTGTAAACTGGAGGCCCTCAGCGGTCACCTCGTAGAACTCTCGATTAATCAAGCCATCTTTGTTGGTTTGAGTTATTGTTACTAGAGCTCCTAAGGCCACATCAACTTCATCGAAATGTACCCGACTCCAACCATCACTATCATCATCATGGGTGGCTCTAATGTGATACTCTCCATCTATACTCCATTCGGTTCGTTGCTTAGAGGCGTATATAGTCCAAGCTCGCTTTAACTTAACTCTAATCATCTGCATCTTGTGTTATGTCCTCGTCTTCATCATCACGCGGTGAGAGCTGCTCTTGTACTTGGCTGATCATTGAGGCCACCATCTCAGTCCCCTTATCAGAGGTCGAGCCCACATTTAGCTCGAGCTCCTTCTTGGCTCCCCATCGGTCAGGATATCTGCGCTCTAAGATCCAAGCGTAGGCTCTCCAGTCTGCTTTCTCGTCACCTAGTCGTTTGAGCTTGCTTAACGCTACCGCTTCAGCGAAGTCTTTGGCAGCGTTAACCTCTTCAGTCCACTCACCGTCTTCACACTCATCGAGCCAGCGGTAGTACGTTCGCTCGCCTATGCCGGATTGGGTACAGGCTGCCCTGATGCTCATACCTTCTCTGAGGTTATCGAGTAGTCTATCTCTGACCTCTCGACTGTAACCCTTGCGCCCTGCTTTGCTCTTGCTCATATTCTGCCTCTTTTAACGTCCGTTCAATATACTCTTGGAGAGCTTTAGACTTGTTGTAGACATCTAGGTTGTCAGGGTGATTAAGGTCTAAATCCTCTTCGAGACGAATTACTAACATCTCATAGAGCTTACCCAATATCTCTTTACCTGTCTCGTGCGCGCACGTTGTGTCAGTCGGATTTGATTTTATATTAGTCATCGTTCTTCTCTCGCTCTCGCTTCTTTCGTTGATATTCTCTGTGTCTAGCTAGTCGTTTCTCGCGTTGCTCAGGGGTCTCGTTGGCTCGTCGCTTCCGACTGTAGAGCCTGCTATATTCTCGTCGCTCTTTCTTATTATACTCACGCGCCTTGGCCAGCCGGAGCTCCTTCTCTTCAAGAGTCTCATTAGCTACACGCTGTCGGTAGTACTCACGCGCCTTAGCTAGCCGCTCCTCTCGTTGCTCGGGAGTCTCAGCCGCCATCTTCATCTCATACTTGAGCCGTTGATAGTGCTTGCGTTGTTCTCGCTCCTCGGGAGTCTCAGCGGCTAAGCGTCTACGGTAGCGCTCACGATAATAAGCGCGGCGCTCCTCAGGGGTTAATTTGGCCATATTCTAGACAACCCTTGATGAATAAATTGTTGGTTTAATGCTGCGTCAAAAAAGAGTTTAGCTACCTCATTCTCGGATAGGCCTAGCTTTGTCCTGTATGCTTTATAAAGAGCTAAAGAAGCCCGCTTGGAATCTGTTCTATAATCGTAGCTATAACTAAGGGCGCGAGATTTTCTTTCAGATTGGTTAGCGTATTTAAGAGTGATGAAAACCTGGCGGTATTCATGAAAAAACATGAAGGCTTCATAACTTATTGGGAATAGATCACTTAAGGTTTTAAGTAGATCCACAGAAGATAAAGAAGCATCATTTCGCGCTTCAATTTCCCTTTGTATCTCAGGATCTACATGGCCCCACTGTACCAACTGAAGAGAAGAGTTCATTTTAAAAACTCCGGTAGTGTCGCGAGCTCCTCATCAGTAAACTCAGTGGGGAGTAGCTCGATAGGCCAAGGCACGAACTGTGGTTTCTCAATCTTTTTTTTTGGAGCTCCTAGCCTCTCACGAGCGGCTTGTAATTTGGTTAGTGCCGAGTGTCTGGCTATTGGCCCCATCTGTTTTTTACTCATGTCTTTTTCCTGTCCTCAGATGAGGTTCAAATTAATTCTATGGGTTTATCTTCGGTGCCATCCCTCACCGAAGCTTGAAGGGTTGTGAGAGTAGGTAGGCTCAGGAGGTAAGAGCTTGTCTTCTGTTTCGAGTAGACGCCAAGTATCTACCCGCACTTCCCAAAAGCGCTTATTGTCTGTGTTGGTGTGGCTCTTGAGCTTACCCTGAGCAAATACGCGCTTCCCCTTCTTGAGTACTTGCGCTGCCCTGTTGGAGCTCTGCCCCCAAATCTTCAAGGTGTGCCACTCTGTGGAGGTTTGCCAGTTCCCTTGGCCATCCTTGTAATTCTCGTTAGTCGCGATTCGGCAGTACGTGTAAGGCGTTCCACTTTGGGTCGTACGTAGCTCAGCGTCATCGCCAAGATTCCCGATTAGGGTTACTTGGTTAATCATGTTAATTCTCTCGCGGTAGGATTGAAACTGCTTATCAACCTAGTTCGCAAAGATCTCGTGTTCCCAATAGCGTACCCGGCTTCACACCGTAGGTTTAAAAAAAGGGTAAGGATAGGCTGATAAGCTCAACGAGGTTAAAGTATGCGAGTATTGCGCGTCAACACTTTTTTTGATAGCGTTGAGGTCTTCAGTTGTGGGTGAGCGGCCTCAGAGTTTTTCATGTGGCTCTGAGGCCGTTTCGTCAAAAGCCCCAAGCGCTAGCGTTAACTCGCTCGACTCGTCGGTCATGACCCACCATCTTGATAGGCTCGGGAAACATTGCGCCAAGTCTGCTGTGAGCCGCTGAGTTATCGCCTAATGAGTCTAGCACTTGTCGAGGTGCTAGGTTGGTGGTGAGGATGACTTGCAGTTTACCAGCTGCCCAAAGCTGTGAGAACTCCTGTATCAATTGAATAGTCTGCTCACGCCACCATGATGTTTTGTTAGCCGATCCACCAACACCACCAAACTCATCGATGAGCAGAACGTCAACTCCATCAAGCCAATCTTTGAGAGGGTCTTGAGCGTGTTTATCATTCCACGTCTTCTTGATGTCGGTGAGCAGTTGAGTGTGGCTGATGAACTTAACTTTGATAGCCTTGGGGCTTTTCTTACCGTTCCGCCAAACACTCTTTGAGTTGATGGCTGCCTCGCGAGCGTAACAGTAGAGAAGGGAGCTCTTACCGTTACCCGGTGGGCCGTACAGAAACATATTAGGAGCTCGTCGAAGATGGGGATGGTTTGAGACGTCCGGAGTTCTCAACCACTCTAGCGCCTTGTTGATGGCGTCTAGCTGTTGAGGCGAATCCGGTTGATAAGTCGCGAAGCTCATACCGATAGCATCAGTGGGTAGTTGCATATTGTTTAGCCGCTTCATCCATCTACGCGGCTTCTCACATCTGCGACACATCACAGCGTCAAGAGCGGTCATCCCTTCAACGCGTTGATAGAACCATCCTTGCTGACACTCCCCACAGTACTCGACAGGCTTACACTTGAGAGTCATAGATTGATCATCAATGAAGTCATTAGCCTCGAGGTTATCGGGGGTGAGGTAGCTGTAATCGAGGAATTGCTTGGGCTCGGTCGATTGCTCCTTCAGCTTGCGCTGGTACGCCTTGAGGCTATTGATAGCGTCTTCGGTCACTTGAAATCTCGTCATCTCTGATGGGTGCTGATTATCGCTGTTGATCATTTATAGGTCTCCGTCTTAAGGTTTTGGGCTCTCATCATTATCTCTTCGTGTCGTCTACGCTCAGGGGAGAGGTGAGCGAGTCGAGCTTCATACTCAGCGTTTGATTGTGCTAGTGACTCCCTGAGTACTCTCTCTCTCTCTTCCATGGTGGGGACGTAGACTCTCAGAGGTTGAGATTGATTATGATGTTGAGGTTGGGGAGCTGCTTGGGGAGCTCGTGAGCTGTATTGATTCTCCTCTATTGATACCTCTATTGATTCCTCTATTGTTATAGGGTGCAATTCTTGCACTAGGGGGGGTGCAGTTTTTGCACTAGGGGGGTGCAATTCTTGCACTAGGGGGGGTGCAATTTCTGCACTAGGGGGGTGCAGTTTTTGCACTAGTGCAGTTTTTGCACCGGTGCAGTTTTTGCACACCTCAGAAATGATAAGCTTAGTCTGTGCTCGGTGGTGTTGAGCTGGTGACCTGAGCTGAGCACTTCGCTCGATATAGCCCTGAGCTGTTAGGTCACTCAGCGCACTCTTGACCGTCCGGATAGGTATGTTCATTAGCAGGCTGATATCATTAGCTGAGACCTGACCCACCCAATTATCCCAGCTCACCCGCGATAAGATCGCGAGCAGTGTTAGCTTGGAAGCGTGTTTTAGTTTGAGGCTGTAAATCTTCTGCCTCACCTCATGTTCATTCATTCTTCCCCCTCGTTAAAAAAAGTTTCATAAAGTGTTTGACACATTCTCAACCTTATGTCAAACATTTCATATCTAACTTTGCACATCAACCTCTTTCATGAGATATGGAGTTAAAGATGCATCCTGCAAAACGAGGACAGATCAAAATGATTACGCTCACCGCGTTGGCTAAAGAGGCTGAGCTTTCACTTGGTTATCTATCGCGCGTCATCAATGGTGGCTTAGACGCCTTCAAGGATACCGCTATCAAGCTGAGTGAGGCCGCTAACAAGCTCTCTGAGGATAAGGGCTTACCCCAATGTTTTGAGCCCAACGACTTCAACTCGAAGCTGCACCTCAACTATCGCGAGATCTACTTTGACGCTCCGTTCAAAGTGCGCAGCGTTTTCGTCAGCTGTGAGTATGAGATCAAAACCGCCAAAGATATCTTGGATCACCACACCAACGACCTAACTTACACCATGCTTTATGAGCTAATGGCTGACGCGCTACGCTATGAGCGTTGCCGTACTTTTGAATATGCCGATCACGTCTACTACTTTCTAGGAGAGGAGCAATAATGGCTTACTCAGATGAATACCCAACCTGTTACGACCTTCGACCAATCCGCCCCGAGGAGCTCCACCGGCCACAGCTGAGCATCACTGAAGTTGAGCTCAAAGCTCTAGAGGCTGTCGACCTCGGAGAGAAGCTCAGCGAAGGCCTTAACAAGTTTGACCTAGCCCGAGCTGGTATCAAGCTCAGCGCTCGTATCGCCCGCAAGTTTCGCAAATGATCCACACCCTCAAAAAACGACTGAAGACCCTGACTGATAATGATCAATTCGTATTGGCTGCGCTAATCATCATTCATCTCTTTCTACTCTCCATCTAAGGACAGATAAACACATGAGCATTTACACACCTAAGAACATTCAAGAGGCTATCGATATTGCCTCTCTTCTCACCAACAATCAGAAAGAAGCCCAAGAGCTTATCCAATGTCACGCCGCTTTTGGTGATCACTTCGGAGGTGACCTCGGCCGAGTAATGACCCAAGCATACAACCTCAAGGGTAAACCCTCTCTTAACGCTGACGCTATGGCGGGTATCTGCCGACGCTCCGGGCTTGTACGCTATATGCAAGTGGTGGAGTGGACTAATGAGGTATGCGTGATGAAGGTGGCCCGTAATGATGAGCCTGAGGAGATCGTTCACACGTTCGTTTATACTATGGAGATGGCCACTCAACAAGGTCTCACTCGAAACCGGAATTGGCAGACCATGCCGCTACAGATGCTGCGGGTACGCTGTCTGACGATGGCGCTTCGGGCCACGTTCCCTGATGCTTGCTCTGGCATCTACTCAGCTGATGAGATCGCTGACAATATGTCTATGTCAGATGATGAGCGCACTCATATCACAGCTCAGGCTATCGGTGAGGAGTTGGGTACTCAACCACCTCAACCCCAACGAGCTCCTCAGCAGTCACGAGCACCACAGCCCCAACGAGCTCCTCAGCAGTCACGACCGCCACAGCCTCCTAAGATGCAGGTCGGAGAGGTGACGCCAAACCTCAACTATAACAACCCTAACAACCTTCGGACTGCTTGCGAGTTTAACGAGATCCCCTTGAGTGAGGCCAATGCCTGTATGCAGCGCTTAGGCTTCCACGCTGACAAGGCTACACCGGAGGAGCGCAAACAGTTTTTCTATGAGTGGCTCTTGAGCGATACTCTCCGCAACTCTACACTGGCCCCAAATTGGTGGAGAAATGTGGGGGAGAGCAAGCATATCATTGCTCAGCTTCATCAAGAGTTTCCCTGTCTCGCGGGTCTTGGTGCTCGAGAGATCGGGCAAACGTTGGGAGATCAATATTTCTGGGAAGCCGTAAAGATCGCCTCTTGTTACTCGGGTGATCTACTCACCACTGCGCGTATTCATATCGAGCAATGGTCACGACAAGGAGCTGATCAGCTCAGCCCTACCACTATCCTCGGTCTCGCTGGTTAAGGATCGCTTCAATACGAGCGCTCGAAGCAATCAACTGCTCACACTTGGTTTCGATACTTTCAAAGCGAGTATCCCAACCACGTCCTCTAGTTTCGAGCGAGACTACCTGTTGTTTTAGCCGGCCCATCTCTTCGGCTTGTTTAGCCTTATCTTGACTAGCCTTAATAACTAGCCCGATGATCGCTACAGCCAAGGTCAGAAACTCAGGAGTAATATTCATTTCACAGCCTTTACAATAAGGATAGAGGAGAGGGTTAACACGAGAGCTCCCGCGCTGATGCCGCCAATCTTAAGGATCTTATCACGCTTGGCGATCTCCTCACTCTGTTGAAGAATGAGTTTATCCTTATCTTCCAACTGTACTTGATAGGCAGCTAACGCGGCCTTGTTAACGTCCCGGAGCTTCTCCGCCTCGAGGAGCTTAACAGTCTGCTCTTTACAGGTCTCAGCTGTGGCCTCAACGGCTTTTGCACAAATATCAGGTGAGCCCTCTAAAGCATCCTTGAGGCGCAACCACTCCGGTACTTCAACAATGATGTAAGGACTATTGGCAGCATCATACTCCATCTGACCCTGTACAGGTGGGAGGCTATCCCCCATCCAAATCTGAGGTTGGATAGGTTGGAGGATGAGGCCTAATATCATCAGCGCTTGCATAGCTCTTTAACTCCCTCGATAGCTCTTGAGACGCGATCTCTACAAACCTCCTCACAATCGAGTACAGCCTTACCAGCTCGGGCCGCGTGACACTCACCGAGATCAACTTGAGCTTGACGGGTGAGCTCCTCTTGTCGCGTTAGCTTATCTTGGAGGTCAACGATAGTCGAGCTCATCTTCAGCTCACACTCAGAGTATCCTGAGCTGATACCCTGAGCGTAGACGCTCCAAACGATAAGCGTAAACACACCACCAAGAGCGCCATACAAAAGCCACTCTTTAGTTTCAATATTGAGGTCTAGGTTAATCATCGAAGGTGTACCATCACTAAGTCATTAGCTACACGAGTAGCTTGGCCGCGTGGCAGAGGAGCGACAATACCATTAGCCTCAGTTGAGGCAGTGTCTACATACACCATGCCATTCTCAACCTCCAACCAACCACCTTGATCGGGGATGTCTCGTGATGCCTTGGCGTAACAGGTACCCGCAAAAGTGACGCGACCAAACCAACCGTTTGTCTCGTCTCCTGTAGTCTCCTCTAGAATGCCAACGGGCTTAGAATCTGAGCTAGCCAGCTCCCACTTTGAAGAGGTGGCGCTATAATGAACCACTGAGCCACGTGGCATACTTCCATTTATAATGGGGACAATTACAAACATGATATTCTCCTAGGATAGTCGGTAAAACTTGACGTGAACAGCCGGCAAGTAATTGCGCGTCATATACTGCACTTGGCTGGTGTAATCAGTGACTCGGAACTGAAAAGACTTAGTGCCGCTAAGATTAAGATAAGCGTGTACAGTGCATGAGGCTCGACCTTTGCCTAGTCTCGTATAGTTACCATGATAGGTTGAATCTGTGGTGTTATATAGCCTAAACAATATACGGCCTGAGGCGTTGCTTCTAGAAGACCATCTAGCGTGCACAATGTACTCACCCGCCCCTAGCTGCCATGTTCCAGTCCAGTTGTTATAGATGCCTTTAGATGGGGTCACAGTCCCATCATTATATATTGTCGCGCTAGCATTTCGATAATCGAGCGGAAAGTTTACATAATAATTAGCAGTCCCTGACCATGAGGTATTTCGAAGGTCAGCAGAAAAAGCAATAGGTAATGTGGCCGCCCCTTTTTGAGTTATTGCAAAATCACCACTTGCATCAACCCCTAGCAGATCCCCCGAGCTAGGGCTTAGGGTGTCAATGTCACTTGTATTTAAAGTGATATCTCCCGCCCTGTTTGGAGTATTGGTGTTAATGCTTTTCATCAGGTGAGTCATATTACACCTTCCAAAACATAATTGAGCTTTGCTCAGATGGTGTATTTCCCTGATTAGCCACAGTATCAACATTATCAGGAAGCTCACAGCACAGCTTAACAGTTGTACTAGATGAGAACTGCCTATAGCTCTGTATATAGCCTGATGAGTTCTCTATAGCGGTGAGGTTCTCACCAATAGCCCCAAGCCCTGAGATGACATTGTTCGAGCTGTCCTGGAAGTGAAAAGACATATCACCAGTGGCGCTAAACTCTACAGCATAGGTGGCCATCATAATATAGTTACCCGCTGGTAGAGTTACAGATTGAACCCAATCCGTCGAGCCTACCTTTGAGATAGTGGCCCCTGAAATGGTGTTCACAGGAGAGGTATCATAAAGGTAGAGCGTAGCGCCATCAGTGATATTTGTGGCTGTGGTCGCGTTGCTGTAGGCGTTGCTCTCACCCTGACCAATCAACATGAATTGCGCTGCGCCACCGCTCACAGGCTGATTAGCCCAAGCACTACCAGACCACTCTAGAACTTGCCCCGCTGATGGGGAGGTGATTGTAACATCAGATAGATTAGAGATGCTGACTGTTACATCTCCATCTAAATCAGGCTCAGCTGTTCCAACCTTAAATTGATTGTGGCTCATTAGATCACCTCCCAGTGAGTTCCGGTAGAGACAAGCGTGATGGCCGAGTATTGAACATCCATAACATAGTCAGTAGTAGAACCATCAATATTTTGTGTTTGTGGGTCGATAGTGATGGTACCGGTTCCCATGTTCTTTACTCGGATCTCCTCACCGGAGCTCACCCCCGAGGTTGGCAGCGTGATGGTAAAGGTTCCGGTGCATGAATAGTGATACCCTGCTTGAGCGTTAGCTGGGTCGGCTGTGATGGCTGAGTATGTCCAACCTCCACCAGCTCCCCCAGACTGATCAACAAACGAGAGGATGCCTGACCCGTTGGTTTGGATTACTTGCCCGGTGGTTCCATCTGCTGTGGGAAGCGTCCACGTTTGCGACCCACTAAGCGAAGCGTGAGCGGGTGACTTTAGGCCGACATAGTGAGCATCACCTGACTCACAGTAGAGCCTTACTTCGGCCGGGTTGGTATTCCCTCCCAGCTGTACAACTCCGGTGCCATTAGGCCTGAGGATGACGTTATTATTTGACGCGCTAACAATCTCATTAGCGTTGACATCTAGGTCACCTCCAAGCTGTGGAGTGGTATCATCGACCACATCGTTAAGATACGTTCCATCATCATTGAATGTACCTACATCGATGGTGCTTTTAGCCACGTTAACAAAAGCGGTACCGTTATGCTCTAACAGATTACCCGAAGCCGCGCTAGTGATAGTCACGTCTGAGAGGTTGGTGAGTGCAGAGACAGGAGAGTCCATAAAGTATCGGGCGTTACTTGATGAGACCTTCCATCCAATAAGCTTGATCCACTGCCCAGAGTTTACTGTCTGTGTGGTGCTATAGGTGACGTCTGTGCCACCGAGTAGATCGATACCATCGGAGGCGGAAACAGTAATATTTCCACTCTGCCCCCGCCCTATATGCACTTCGAAAGTTTCAACAGGGCTACCATTCACACTAGCGATATCACTAATTACGTCGGCAATAGAAGGCATCGTGACCGTAAACGTATTTGAGGTTTCGGTGCCGTACCAAATATAAATATTAGGAGCGTTAGCCGCTGAAAGCGTATAACTAGTGCTTGATACTACAGTTAAGTTTGGCTGTCCCCCACCACTAGCAGGGGTTGAGTTCTCCCACTCTCCCGAGGTCGAGTTATAGCTAATTACCTGCCCATTACTCACTGAGCTAATTGTCACATCTGACAGGTCATTGAGCCCAGCTGTGGAAGCTAAGAAGTCAGTAGATTCTGAGGTGGCAGCTGATCCAAGCTCAAGCGTTGTACGCTGAGCCGTCGCGTCTGCATCATCGAGCAAAGCACGTCCCGCAGCAGTGAGGTCTGCGACAGCGTAGGTATCGCTAGCCGTGGTGTAAACCATCTTATTGGCTGAGGTGGTCAGCCCGCTAATGCTCGTAAGCCCTGCATCTAGTGGTTGGTAAGTCCCATCATCGTTAAATGACCCAACGTCAATGGCGCTGAGAGCTGTGCTCACCGCTTGGTTGGATGCATTCCCTAGGAAGATCTTTCCATCATCAAGGTTAGGCGTTGCGTTACTTCTCCCAGCTCCACCGACCTTAATAATGCCAGCACTAGCATCAGCTCGAACAACGCGCCCAATGTTTTGGATGAGACTACTCTCTCCTGTTGGGGCTGTGGACGTGAGAGCTCCGGCTGTGGCTGCGCTTACATACACCGTATCATTAGCGCTGAGGCTGTAGGTGGTGGTGTTGTAGTCGGTGAGGTTACCAAACGTGATGACCTGCACATCAGCATTATTATTTACATCTGCGGCCAATAGGCCGAATGCGGGCATGGTTGAAGCGCTATTAGCTCGAGCTAGGCTGATGAGTGGAACGGTACCACTAACACCTGAGATGTATACAGCCTGACCTTTAGTCAGAGCTCCCCCGCTCTCGTTTCTCGCTTTAAATTGCACAGCACCGTTTAACTCTGAGTGCAAAGTGATAAACCGGTTATCCTCAGCTCCTAGAGTATGGGTGCTATCAGCGGCAGGTAACACATCAGCACCAACCACGATATCGCCAGTGCCATTAGGGTCAATGGTGACATCTCCGTTGGCTGCGCTCGTGATGCTTTGGCCATTAACATCCAGGTCACCGCCAAGCTGTGGTGTTGTGTCATCGATCACATCCTTAAGATAGGTGCCGTCATCATTGAATGAGCCTACATCAATGGTGCTCTTGGCTACATTCACGAACTGACCTGAGCCATTATTTTCAAGCAGATTACCACTAGCCGCGCTCGTAATAGTTACATCACTTAAGCCATCGAGATCAGTAGCGCCACCACTAGCAGGGGTTGAGTTTTCCCACTCTCCCGATGTCGAGTTATACGAGATCACTTGGCCATTACTTACTGAGCTTATGGTGACATCAGATAAGTCATTTAGTCCCGCTGTTGAGGCTAGAAAGTCACCGGTATCAGCTGCGGCTGCTGTCCCTAACGTCGGGAGTCCTGATAAGTCAGAATAAGCCCCGGTGGTGGCCACTGTCGCAAGCGTTGGAGTCCCTGACAGGTCTGAGTAAGCCCCGGTGGTGGCCACTGTCGCAAGCGTTGGAGTCCCTGACAGGTCTGAGTAAGCTCCGGTGGTGGCCACTGTCGCAAGCGTTGGAGTCCCTGACAGGTCTGAGTAAGCTCCTGTAGTCGCTACGGTTGCGAGAGCTCCGTTAAGCTGTCGCCATGATGTACCGCTTGGAGAGAACCAAACTAATTGGCGATCAATATCAAGCGAGAGGCCACCATTTGTACCGCCCTTGGCTGTGTTGTTCACATCTACGATATCGTTAGTGGTTCCATCACTCGATACGATACTGACAGACCTTGAACCATTATTAGATGATAACGCGATTAAATCACCATCATTAGAGGATGAAGCCGCCGGAAACGTGATTGTTTGCGTTCCGCTAGTGTAGCCACATAGATAGATATAATTGCTCGAAGCTGTAAAACTCGAAGCCGCTTTAATTTCTACATCTACAATTTGATTATCACCTACGCTAGCTAGTGCTGCATCAATCCCGCTTAGATGCCCATCGATATTAGCGTTGGCCGCTGTATAATTTACGGCCACATGGTCAGCCGCCAAGTCATCACCTGATAACACTACAGCACCAGTCAAGGTGTTGACGCTCGTTACTGCATCAGTGTTATCAACCTTATCAATCTTTGAGTTGGTGACACTACCGCCCATATTCTCATTGATCAAGAGGTGATCGCCTACGGCCCAAGTTTGGCCGTAGATAGTACCTGCTGTATCAATGATGTAGAGGTCACCCTTCTCAGCGTTGGCTAGTGATGGGGTTCCGGCTGTTGCGTTAAAGGTTCCCTTGTATTCGACACCACCAACTAAAGAAGCGTCAATACGCTCTTTAACGGTTAAGGGAGTCATCGCGATAGTGTCATCAGTTCCGGTGGTAGCTTCTGCGCTCGTCGCGATTCGGATAATACCCTTAACGGTCTCGCTTGCGTCCGGTACTGAGGCCGCGCCCCCACCCTCCCAAGGTTTAGCTTTGATACTCATACAGCCTCCTTATTTATTGAAGCCAGCATAGATGACGAAAGCATCAGAGCCGGCCGCCTTCTTGTAGGCCACTGAAGTTACTGAAGCTCCACTGATCAGCGCTTGAATATCGACGCTGTAAGAGCCGAGTACAGGAACAACGCCATCAGAGTTAGCAACGCCA